TTGTTTAATCTTGAGCATACAGAAAAGAAAGTTCCAGCGTATATTTTAGAAGCTTGGTTAGTTGACAATCCGAAAGAGGATAAGTCGTTTTCAACATACGGGATAGAAGTTCCAAAAGGGACTTTGATGTTAACCGCACAAATTACAGATAAAGAATATTACCAAGAGTTGGTAAATAAAGACCAAGTTGGCTTTTCGATAGAGGGTTTTTTAGGTCTTAAATTAAGTAATAATATAAATAAATTTTCTATGAAGTTACCTGATGGAGAACACTTGATTGAAGGTAAAATCTACGTTGTAAAAGACGGAGAAGTTATCGAAATTAAGGAAGAAGTTCCAGCTGAAATGGAAGCGGAAATGGCAGCTGAAGAAGTTGTTGAAGCTGAAGTTGAAGCCGAAGAGGTTGCGGCAGCGGAAGTTGAAGAAAAAGTTGAAGAAGAAATTGCAATGGCGGTTGACCCTCAAACAGATTCTGAAGCGGTTCTTGCTATCGTACAACCTGTTTTAGATGCAATGGCTACCGAGTTAATGAAAGCTATTGCAGAAGTAAAAGCATTAATACCCGTTGTAGAAGAAGACGAGGTTGAAGAGGTTGAATTGAGTGAGCAAAAATTCACGGCAATTGACAGACTAAAAAAATACAGACAATTATTTAAAGAAAACTAAAATGAACAGAAAATTAAAATTCGATTTGGATATCGAAACAAACGCACTTTTATGTGCAAACCCTGACGAGTTCTATTCTCGCGCTTATTTAACTGAAGACCTTGTTGACAATTACAGAACTTTGCCGGGCATTAAGTCTGCTACTAAATTGGCTAATGTTGCTTTCGGTAACATTTTACAAGCTTCAAACTGTAACTTTACAGCACCTACTGACAACTTAGACGCTATCGACATCGACGTTTGTCCGTTGTCAGCAATGGCTCAAATATGTCAATTTGATTTGGAGCAGTCTTTCGTTTCTTTACAAATGGCTCAAGGTTCTAACGGAGATTTCACAGTTGCATCTTTCATGAACTACTATTGGAATGAAATGTCTTTGAAAATCCAAGAAGATTTAGAGCTTATCCGTTGGCAAGGTGACACACTTAGCGAAGACGCTGTTCTTTCTTTGTGTGACGGTTACTTGAAGAAACTTTGTGCTGATGGTGACGTTGTAGGTTTGTACGCTGGTGCAATTGACAACACTAACGTTATCGCTCAGATGGCTGCTGTTTACGCTGCTGCTCCTGCTGCAATTAAGCGTAAAAAATCAGACTTGAGATTTTATGTTTCTGCTGATGTTGCTTCTTCTTATGAATTGGCTGCTGCTACTGGTAACACTCAAACTTACGTAACACTTCCTTTAGGCTTGACTTTCTTAGGAATTAAAGTTGTTGTTGCTGAAGGTATGCCTACTTCAACAATGGTGTTGACGCTTAAGAATAATCTTATCTATGCATTCGACGGAGAGGGAGACAGCAAAGCGTTGAAAGCTGTTAACCTTACTGACACTGTTGCAGAGCCTTACTTGAGAACTCGCGCAAATATGAAGGTTGGTTTCTACTACACTAACCCAAAAGAGATAGTAGTTTACTCATCTTGTTTTGACTAATTAATTTAATTAATAATCTTAAGGGGGTTCGGGTTCGCCCTTACCCCTTTTTTAATACTTTATAATATGGCTTGCACGGCAATTGAAAACATAGTAAGAGGATGCGACAACAATATAGGAAGCATCACTAAAATTTATATAAACGACCTTGAGAACGTTGCTTCAGTTACTACTGACCTTCCTACTTGGATGGTTACAGCGATAACAGTAACAGCTGACTTCGAAGAGTTTGAATTCAGAAGAAACACTTCAAACTACACTGAAGAGGCTGCAATCGACTTGATTAACGGTTCGTCTTTCGTTACTCAAACTATCAACTTGATGTTCCACAGACGTGAAGGAGCTAAGTCAAGAGCTATCAAAATTCTTGGCGAAGGTCAAAGAGACCTTGCGGTTATCGTTCTTGATGGAAACGGTAAGTATTGGTACTTTGAAAAAGTTCAAGTGACCGCTTACGGAGAAGGCTCAGGAACGGCGAAAGCTGACGGTTCTAAGTACAGTTTGGTACTTACATCTGAAGCGGAAAATCTCGCCTATGAAGTAGATGCAGACGTGATTCCTACTATTATCTAAACTACGCGAACAAAAACGGAAAGCCCTCGATTTACTTCGGGGGTTTTTTGTTTTATAACAAACACGTAATTAAACCTATTATTAAATAAGATGATTTACTTAGACAAAGGCGAAATAAACACGTTTGTGTTAACTTTAACTGAGAGTGCGACCATAACTACACCCGTTTGGTTGTTCGTCTTTGAGAACGAATTTAACACGGAGTCACAGCCTATTTACTGGGTAGGTGTTGACACGTCACCATACACTTATCGATACAATTTATTCACTTTAGAAGAGGGAGTCGACTTGACTTTAATTATAGGTCAATATACTTACAAGGTTTACGAAAGCCCTGACCCAATTATAATCGATGAAAACACGACAGAAATAGGTTTGAATTTAGTTGAGGAAGGTCGAATGGTGGTTAATGGTAACGCACCAAGTTCAATTTATGATTAATTTATGAAAATATTCGGAATAGAAATAGGCGGTAAAAAAGACAGCGTAGAAGTTGTTCAAGGTAATAACTACCAAGCATTCAGCACACCGTTTTTAAAAGTAGGTGAAGGTAATCTTTCACTGCCTTATGTAAACTCACGACAAGTTGTTAACGGTCGAATAAGATTCGGAAGCGACGACCTTTATCCACAGCTACTCAATCAGATGTATTACACGAGTCCGTTACACGGTGCTATCGTAGATTATAAAACAAACGCTGCGGTTGGTGGTGGGTTTGAATTAACGGTAGATTCTCAGGCTTCAGCAATGGAAAAGGTAGATGTTTACACCTTTGACAAGCGTACTAACTTGAAACAGCTTGTTCCGATACTAACGAAAGACGTAATTATCCACAATAGAGCGTACTTTTATCTATGTTTTAACCAGTCAGGCGACCTAATTAAAATCAAACACATAGGCGCTGAAAAGATTCGTAAGGATAAGTACGGTGAAACATACTTTATTTGCGAGGATTGGAGTTCACAAATCGATATTAAAGAAATAAAGCCTTATCGATGGAACTTAAAACAACGTGAATGCTTGTATGTTTACGAGAATAAGTCAGTCGGACAAGACGTTTACCCACTTCCGCAATATTCGAGCGCAATGAATTGGGCGTTTTTAGACGGCGAAATGAGTTACTTGCAAAAGTCGAACATTTTAAACTCTATTTTCCCAAGCTTTGCAATGATGTTTCCTAAGAAACCACAAAGCGAAGAGGAAAAAATGGCAATTAAAAACACTATTGACAAGGCGAAAGGCGCTCAAAATGGTGGCAAAGCGATTGCACTATTCGCAAACAACGCTGAAAGCCTACCTAAAATAGAAAGCATTCCAACAAATTCAAACGACAACTTGTTTCAAAACACGACAGAAAGTATAGATTCTAAAATTTGTCAAGCGCATATTATCGACCCTATATTAATGGGTATTCGTGTGAGTGGAAAACTTGGTTCGGGTAGTGACATAAAACAGGCTTACATAATATTCGAGAAAAATACTATAATTCCACTTAGAAACATTATCGAAGACATCGTAAACGACTTGTTAAAAATCGCAGACGTTAAAGCTGACTTTACTATAAACAATTTCCAAATAGTTAACGAGACAATCGTTGAACTTGACGAGGATACAAACGCCGTTAGCGACGCTTTAAACACAATGAGTCCATTACTTGCAACTAAAGTTCTTGAGTCAATGACAATAAACGAGATTCGTGCAATGGCTTCTTTGCCACCCGTTGAAGGTGGTGACGTTACTCGAGACCAACAAGCTGCTAACCAACAAACACCAGCGCAATGATTTACTTTATAACTGAAAACTACTTAAAGACGCAAACACCGATAACGGCAAACGTTGACGTAACAGACGTGACCCCGTATATTAAAACTCAAAGCGATATGCGAGTACAACCAATTCTTGGAACGTACTTTTATAACTATATGTTGACGGGTTACAATGCGCAGACTTTAAATAACGACGAAGAAACTTTAGTCACTTATATTCAACCCGTCGTAGCGTGGCGAAGTGCTGAAGATGCTGTTTTCGGCTTATCGTACCAACTTAAAAACAAAGGTATTCAACAACAATTTGGCGACTACTCAAACGCTGTGACACAAAGTGAAGTTGCTTTTTCGATGGAACACTACGGACAAAAAGCGAGTTTCTACGAAGCAAGATTATTTAGATTCTTAAAGGAAAATAAAGACTTGTTTCCTGAGTTTATTTCTGACTTGAATAAAGACTCGGACATCAAACCAAGCAAAAAAGAAGATACAGGATACACAACTCAAATACTTATATTATAATGGATTTACTACAAAGATGGGCTTATAGAGATTTTGGACTTACAGAACCCGCTAATGGAAGTTGGCTTTATGCAATTGCTGTAAAGATTGGCGTTGATTTAAATGGTGATTTATGGAAAAATATTGCTATTCAAAATTATGGAATTACAGAGCCAATAAACGGAAGCTGGATTCAAGCAATAGCACTTAATAAATATGGAGCAGCACAACCAATAAATGGTAGTTGGTTACAAGCAATAGTTGACCGATGAAAACATATTTAATTACTTTATTTAATTCCTTACTGGTCTTTTTAAGCCCTATTAAATTTATAGTTTTACTCGTTGCCTTGTCTACGATTATAGATACTTTTTTCGGTGTTTGGAAAGCGCACAATGTAGGTGAAAGTATTCAGTCTAAAAAATTAAGACACGGATTCGTACCTAAGTTAATTACTTATTGTGCTGCGGTAATCATTACTTACGCCACAGATTATTATATTCTCAACGACTTAACACAAACGGTTGTAGCAGTTGACCACCTCAGTACAAAATTACTCGCTTTGGTTCTTATTTCAATAGAGGTGAAATCAATGGACGAAAGTTTTACGAAGGTTAAAGGCTACTCGTTTATTGAAAAGATTACAAATTTAGTTCGAAAGGTTAAAGACGTTAAAAAAGAGTTGCAAGAATGACACTAAATGCAAATAAATTCACGTTTATTTTAATGCTTGTTTTAGCGTACATTTTATTATTTAGGTGTTCAGCTACCTATCACCTTGAGAAAGCTGTTAAAAAAGGCGTTAAAATCGATTCTCGTATTGACACAGTTCGTGTTTACTTCAGAGACTCAGTAATAAAAG